GATTTAGAAGCTAAGTATTTACAGAAGGCATTACCTGCTGGTTCTTCTTATGATTCTATCGTATTCGCTGCTGAATACTCTCAACGTAAGGCTGACAAGATCGCTTCTCAATTAGAGATCGCAGTTTGGCAAGGAGACACAGCTTCAGCAAACGGAAACTTGAACAAGTTCGACGGTTTCGCTAAGTTAATCGCTGCTGCTTCTGCTTCAGTTATCCACGCTAACACGACTACTTACTACGGTACTCCTTTAGCTGCTTCTGCTGGCATCACTACTTCAAACGTGATCGCTGTAATTGATGCAGTTTACAAGGCTTTACCTGCTGAGATCGTAGCTAAGGACGATGCGACTATCTTCGTAGGAATGGATGTATTCCGTACTTACACAATCGCATTAAAGAACGCGAACTTATTCGCTTACAACTTTGATGGCAAGGCAGATTCAGAATTGATGTTACCAGGGACTACTATTAAGGTAGTAGCTGTTCAAGGTTTGAATGGTCTTTCTAAGATCTACGGTGGTCGCGTTTCTAACATGTTCTACGGAACTGACTTATTAGATGAGCAAGAGCGTTTCGAATTGTTCTTCGCTAAAGAAGCTGATCAAGTTCGCTTCGTAGCTGAGTTTAAGGCTGGCGTTCAGATCGCTTTCCCTGCTGAGATGGTAGATTTCATCTTAGCTTAATTCTTACCAATAAGTTCGGGGAGATCCATTGGATTGGACTCCCCTAATTTTAACCTTTTAAATTTAAAATAATGGCTTGCGCATTAACTCAAGGATATACCTTAGATTGCAAAGATTCATTAGGCGGGATCACGGAAGTGTATTTCATTGAAAAGGGTAACGTATCTAGCACGACTGAAGCAAGCGGTGTAATTACTGCGATCACTAAGGGAAGCGGTAAGGTTTTTAGAAAATATGAATTAGTTCCTGGAACTTCTTCTTTGACTGAGAACATCAACGCGAACGTGCAAAACGGGACTGTATTCTACGCTCAGGAATTGTCAATCATTCTTAACAAATTACAAGCGAATACAAGAAACGAAATTCTTTTATTAGCTCAGAATACTTTAGTAGCTGTCGTAGGCGATAACAACGGCAAATACTGGTATTTAGGCAAGGTCCACGGACTTAATATGTCAGGTGGCAATGGTGCAACCGGTACGGCTCAAGGAGATCGTTCTGGATACACTTTGACATTCTCTGCTTCAGAAGGTGCTTTGGCTCCAGAAGTAGCTAGCGGTGTAATCTCTGGATTGACTGCTTAGTAAGATAGTCGTTTGGTTAGACGGGGAGGGGGCGAGAGCCTCCTCTTTTTTTTGTTTTATAAAATAAGTTTGCTTTGCTATTTATTATCGATGATTCATTTCACTAAAGGACAGACGACGAAAATAGTAGTGACGCTGAAGGAGAAGCAAACCCTTTCGGCGCCTAATTACTTATTCTATTTTACGTCCAGGGCCACAGATAATACAAAAGCTTTTGTGCTTTTAAATAACGCGGATATATCGAATTTTAAAGATCGATTCAACGCTTTTAATGTAGCGACAAATAGCTATTTCGCTAACTATGACAGCGGAGAATATACTTATGCTATATATGAGCAGACTTCAATCTCAAATTTAGATCCTGCTTTAGCTACTGGATTGCTAGAAGTGGGGCAAATGTCGCTTAAAAACTCGACAGAATTTGAGTTCACGACATACAACCAAACGAATAATACCTTTATAGTGCGCGATATATGAGCAATACAACGAATTTCTTGAACGTCCTTACCTTTGCGGAGGCCAGACAGCCAGAATACCAAGAGAAAAAAGGCGAGAATGGTGGATATATTGAGTTTGGAAAAAAGAATGACTATCCTAATTACTTGGTAGATCTGTTTAGCAAGTCAGCTAAGCATAACGCGATCATTAAAAGTAAGGTAAACTACATCACCGGAAATGGTTTTAAGCCTATCGACGAAAACGATGAGGTAGCGAAGCAGTTTATTGACAAGCCAAACCCATTCGAGTCACTTAATGACATCCTAAAAAAGGTATCAACAGACGTAGAATTATTCGGGGGTGCTTATCTTCAAGTTATCTGGTCGCAAGTAGCTGGTCAGATTGCAGAAGTTTATCACTTAGACTATACTAAGGTTCGCACGAATGACGATAATACCCAATTTTGGTATTCTGAAAACTGGAGCGACAACAAATACAAGCGCGATATTTACAACGCTTTTAATGACAAGCTTCCAGTAGGATCACAGATTTTATATTTAAAAGAATATCGTCCTAACCTTTCGGCTTATTCTTTGCCTGGTTACATGGGCGCTTTAAATTATATCGAGTCAGACATTGAAGTCTCTAAGCACGTCTTAGGAAACGCACAGACTGGCTTCAGTGCTTCTAAGTTAATCACTCTTCCAAACGGAGAGCCACAAGACGAAGAGAAGCGCCAGGTAGAGCGTAAATTTACAGACCGTTTCTCAGGATCCGACGGCAAGAAGTTCATTCTTTCCTTCGTAAACGATGCTTCACGCAAGCCGATTATTGAGGACCTAGGAGCTTCTGATATTACAAAGGAGGATTTCGCAAACGTAGATAAAATCATCGAGAAAAACGTGTACGCTGGACACCAGATCACGTCTCCCGATTTATTTGGTATTGCAACACCTGGTCAATTAGGATCACGCCAGCAAATGCGCGATTCTTACGAGATCTTTAAAAATACCTACGTCAATGATAAGCAAATATATCAAGAACAAGTATTCAGTTTACTTGCCAAATTACGCGGTGCTATCGATGGGCTACAAATAATTCCAGTCGAGCCTATTGGTATGGAGTTCTCCGAGGCTACAATCGCACAGAACTTAACAAAAGACGAGATCCGCGAAAAACTAGGAGCGCCTAAATTGGAGCCTAAGACTTCAGGAACTTCTCAGGATGTGATCGATGCGATCAATAGCTTATCGCCATTAGTAGCAAACAAGGTGCTAGAGTCAATGACTCCAAACGAAGTCAGAGCTTTGGTAGGCTTAACAGAAGAAAAGGGAGGAAGCGAGCTAGAAGGCGTCGCTCCTTCTGCTACTAATTTACGATTTAGCGAAGACGATGTTATCTCGATCTTCGATCAGTTCGGAGAGTCTAAAAGTAATTACTCTATATTTCGCACGAGAGACACGTTCTCTGGGATGCCTAATGACTTAGAGGAGTCGATGAATTTAGACTTCGCTACGCAAGAATTAACACGCCTAGAGGCGAACGTCTTGGACTTAATCCAAAAGGATAAGAGAATAACTCCAGAGATTATCGCTGGTACTATCAAGACTGACCTTGGAATCATTAATAAAATCATGGACTCCTTAGAGGAGCGCGGATTAATTAAGTCCACAAATGTAAAAGGGAACGTCGAGAGAATCTTGACTTCTCCGCTTTCTGAGATCACTGACACGAAGCCATCGACAAGAAGCTTTATGGTCCGTTATTCTTACGAGTGGAGATCTTCGATTCCAGCAGGACAGAGAAACACAGCAGCGCATCCAAGCAGACAATTCTGTGCGCGCTTGATGCAATTAGATAAACTATATACCAGGGCAGAGATCGAAGCGATCAGCTTGCGCCTAGGTTATTCAGTATTTGATCGTCGCGGTGGCTGGTGGACTATGCCAGACGGAGAACATTCTCCAAGCTGTCGTCATGTGTGGAGTTCGTCTGTCGTAATTAAAAAAGGATAAGGAATGAAAAATATCTGCTTTATAAACGTAAACACGATCAAGGAAAGAAGCGCGCTTCATTCTAATGTCGATGACAAATTGATCCTTCCAGAGATACTCTCTGCGCAGGATATGTTCTTATTGCCTGCTTTAGGTACGGCTTTATATGATCGCTTGCAGGATGGAATCGAAAATAATAATTTGACAGCGGACGAGGTGGACTTACTAGATAATTTCATCACGAATCCTTTGGTGTATTACACGCTTTCTGAGCTTCCGGTGGGATTGTCTTATCAGTTCTATAATAAGGGCTTAGTGCGCAAAACAAGCGACAACACAGACACGCCTCAGATGCAAGATCTTATCGATGTCGCATCAAGATATAGAACACGCGCGGAGTTTTACACTCAGCGTTTGATCAAGCACCTAAAGCAGGTATCATCGACTAGCGATAAGTTCCAGGAGTACGTTAATTACGGCACCGGTGTAGATATTATCAAGCCAGAGCGTGACGCTTACCAGGCTTCAATCTGGTTAGGCGATGACTGCGACTGCAAGCCAATGAGTTTTGAAGAAAGATACCAGGGCGAAAACGGAATTTGCTAAAACAAAAAAGATATGCCGAAAGCTTATAGCACAAAAAATATCAAGAAATTAGAAGTTTACCTAGCGACGCAACAAAATGGCAATCAAACAGCTGACATTAAATCAAACAATCAAGCTAATAAGTGATTTAGCCTCCGCGCATGAGCAGATAAACACTGTTTATTTCGGGGATGTATGGGAGTTTTTAAACCAGGCCGATAATGTTTATCCGGCGATGTTCTACTCTTTGACTGGATCTTCAATCTCAGGAAAGGAATTATCCCTTAATTTCTCACTTTACTTCCTAGATCGACAGCTTCAGGACGAATCAAATGAGAACGACGTTCTATCTGATCAGCTATTGATCGCGCAGGACATCGTATCGATGATGCGATATCCTAAGTTTGACTGGGAGATCGGCGATAGTGTAAACCTAGAATTTTTTACAGAGAAGGAAGAGGACTATTTGGCTGGCGTAAAGGCAGACGTAACTGTTTCCTTCCCGATGCTATCTGATCGCTGTCAGGTTCCTACAAATTTTAATTATCCTAACTAATGGCAAATAAAAAAGTAAGTCAATTAACCAGTAAGCCCTCAGTCTTAGTCACTGATTTATTCCCTATTGCTGATCCTTCAACTGGTCAGCTTTACAAGACTACTATTTCAGACTTAGGAACGGCTATCGGTTCGGGTGTAAGCTCAGTAAACGGATTAGTCGGAGCGGTAGTCTTAGATACGGATGACATTCAAGAGCTAGTTAGTCCGACGAACAAATGGTTTACAGATACTAGAGCGAGAGCGGCGCTTTCTGCTTCGTCTCCTTTGGCTTACAATAGTGGCACTGGGGTATTTAGTATCCCAGCATCGACAAGTTCACAGAACGGATATTTAACTAGCACAGACTGGACTACTTTTAATTCTAAAGTTAGTGGAACTGGAGATACTGGGTACTATGCTAGATGGACTTCAGCAGGTGTATTATCAGATGGTTTTATTCAAACTGATAGCAACATTACTTATGTTGCTGGTATGGGCTTAACTACTTACAACGGATTAGATGTTCAAGGAAATTTCGGAGCAGAGGTAAATGCCCCTAAAATTAAGTCATACGATGAAACTACTTCAGCAGCTTACATAGAATTTATAAATACTAGCGGAGTATTTCGTTTGGGAATCGAAAGTTCAACTGGCGGAGGTGTTCTTCCAGGTTCGACTGCTTATGCAACCGTTTTAACTAGTGGCTTAACTGCAAAGAATTTAGAGTTTGGTACTAATAATACTAAAAGATTAACGCTAGATGGAACTACGGGCGCTGCTACGTTTACCTCTTCAGTTACTGCTTCGGCTTTATACGTTACTGGAATGACGGCTGGAAGCGGTGCGATTTATCATTCTGGTAGCCGTTTGACTATGGCTAATTATAACGCTAGCGGAACGCTTCATTTTGAAGTAAACGGAGGAACTGGTGCGCTTACATTAAACGCAGATACTAGTGCTAGTTTTGTTAGTACAATTAGCGCAACTGGCGCAACACTTACTGGAGCTTTAAGCGGTACAAGTGCTACATTTAGTACAACTATTGCAGACTATGCAATGAGCGTTTCTAACGTTTTAGATTCTTCTCAAGGTTTATTAGTTAGAGCTACGGATAACGATGGGGATTTATATTTATTAAGACTTCAAAGCTCAAACGGTGCAACTTCTCAAACTTGGGTAGATAGATTTACGGTAGCTAAATCAGGCGCAGCCACGTTTTCGAGTAGTGTTACGGCGGGAGGCACTGGTGATGGTGATTGGTTTACATTAAACAGAAGCACCGTTAAGAAATTTAATATAAATCTAACTTCTGATTGGACTACTATTACATCAACTGCTAATCGTTTGCAATTAAACGATTACACAAATACGGGTATTTCTATTAACGCTGGCAACGTAGGCATCGGAACGACGGCGCCGACGGACTACTCAGGCTATACAACTTTACATCTAAATGGTAAAAGTGGAGCAAATGGTGGTCTATTAAGGTTAACCGCTTTCGATGCCAGCTCAAGTGTAAATATCTACGCTGGAGGAAGTGCAATTAATTTTAACACTACGGCTGCAGTTCCTTTTGTTTGGCTTACACAAGATACCGAACGAATGCGGATTACTAGCGCTGGAAATTTATTAGTAGGAACAACATCTGACAATGGCAATAAATTGCAAGTTGGAGGCTATATTAGTATGATTGCAGGTGGTGGGACTGGAGCTTCGTACGGAGTTAGGTTTTCTAATAATAACGGGGCTTATTGGGAGGTTAGAAACGTGGATTTATACAATAAGTTTCAGTTTATCTACCAAGGCTCTGTATTAGCTGATATCAATAGCTCAAATGGTGTTTATACAGCTCTATCAGACGAAAGAAAGAAAAAGGACTTTGAGGAATCGAATATAGGACTAAACGAGATAATGCGATTAAAGCCCACTTTATTTAGAATGAAAACTGATTCAGACTCTGTATCTAAGCAATTAGGTTTTATAGCTCAGCAAGTACAATCAGTAATTCCGCAGGCTTGCGATTCTGTAGGAGATTTTATAGGGGTGCAAGATAGACCAATATTAGCAGGGGTAGTAAAAGCTATACAAGAGCTAAAAGCCGAATTAGATGCTTTAAAGGCATAAATTTCGTATATTAGTATATGGAAAAACAGATAGGTAACTACATTATTTATTCAGACGGAAAGGTTTTTTCGCTGAATACAAATAAATTCTTAAAGCCTAATAAAGGCGAAAAAGGATATTTAAGAGTTCGACTTTTATTTGATGGTAAATACATAAATTATAGAGTTCACAGATTAGTGGCTATTACATTTTTGCCAAAATTAGAAGGTAAGAATCAAGTCAATCATATTAACGGAATTAAAGACGATAATAGACTAGAGAATTTAGAGTGGTGTAATAATCAAGAAAATCAATTACATGCTCACAAAAATAAACTAGCTAATAGCAATCATATTAAACGAATTGTACTAGATACTTACACTGGTGTATTTTACGATTCAGCAACTGAATTAGCTAATTTAATGGGATTAAAAAGACCTACTTTAATAAGTAGATTAAACGGAACTAAAAAAAACATAACTAGATACATCTATGCGTAATTTTTCATTCTTAATTTCACAACTTGATAGTATCCCATCTATTGATGGAATGGACAAAGTAATTTCTACAATTCATTGGAGAGCGCAGAAGCAAGATGCAGACTTTACGGCCGACACGTATGGCGCGCTCAGTGTCGATGCACCACACGAAGCGAGTTTCACTCCTTACGATGAGGTTACTAAAGAAATGGTAGAAGGATGGCTTACGGATTCTCTAGACACCGAAGCAATCGAAGCGAATTTAGATGCACAAATAGAGAACTTTTTGAATCCTCCTATTGTGGCTTATCCGCTACCTTGGAGCGATCCTGCAAAAATCTAGGACTTTTGCTATCTATTTATAGATTAATAAATTAAACAAACCAAACGATGAAATTAAATTTCAATTTTGACCTATTAGGTTTAGATGAGCAACCGATCGAGGGTGCAAATGCAGGTAAATTATTAGCAAACGCTTTAGCCCAGGGATCCAAAGGCGATGCCTTAAAGTTCTGGGATTGGGCGGTAAGCTTAAACAAGGGAGAAGTTCTTGACTTGGATTCATCCGATCAAGAAACGATCAAAAATTTTATTAAGGATTCTGAAGGTTTCACGATCCTGGCAAAAGCGCAATTATTACAAGTTTTGAAAAAAGACTAATTAATGGAAGTTAATGACATTCTTGGGCAATCTGTTACGGGGGCGATCGCCGCACTGATCGGATGGCTAGTAGGTAGAAGAAAAGAGCAAGCGGAGATCACAACCACAGAGCTCGATCAAACCACTAAGGCCATCGAAATCTGGAGACAGATGGCTCAAGAAATGTCTGACAAAGTGAAGGAGCTAAGCGACAAGATCGACATCTTGACGGCTGAGGTCCACTCTTTAAAATCCGAGAATTCAAACCTGAAAACCAAACTAGGAATAATTGATGAAAGTCACGAAGATAAGCCAAAAAGGTCTCGATCTAATAAAGCGATTTGAGGGTTTAAGTCTTAAACCCTACCTTTGCCCGGCTGGGATCCCTACTATTGGATACGGGAATACATACTATAATGACGGAAAGAAAGTAAAACTAACAGATCCGTCAATAACTCAAGCAAAAGCCGACAAGCTTTTAAAATTCTTAATACAATCTTACGAGAAAGACGTCGATAGTTTCTGTCGCGACGATATTAGTCAGCAAAATTTCGACTCTCTTGTGTCGTTTGCTTACAATTGCGGATCACGAAATCTAAAATCATCCACTTTATTAAAGAAGGTAAATTTAAACCCAAACGATCAGACGATTCGCGCTGAGTTCATGAAGTGGAACAAGGGAGCCGGAAAGGTTTTAGCTGGATTAATTAAACGACGTCAAGCGGAAGCTGACCTTTACTTCTCATAATTATGCGAAAATTACTTGTTCTTTTGGCTTCTGTCGCGTTTTTTTCTTGCAAGCAGACAAAGACTCTAACCGAGTATAAAGAAACGCTTAGAATCGATACTATTAAAAGCGAGAAGATCGTAGAAAAATTTAGAGCGGTCCACGATACGCTCACGATCTCGAATCCTTGCGACTCTTCTGGGATCCTTTCCTCTTTTTATTCCAGGTTAATTCTTCCGAATGGATCAGTGACGATTAAATCCGACAAGGGCCAGATCAGAGCAACGATCGATATCGACTCGATGCGCCTGGAAAAAGAAAATAATTACCGAAACTCTCAAGTAAAATGGATTGAATATAGAGACAAGGAAGTGATCAAGTATCGGGTTCCTACCTGGGTAGTCATGTTACTATTTGCTGAGGCTGTCATGTTGATCGCTTATATTTATCTTAAATTCGGCTTAAAATAGTGTATCAAATAGACATCGAAGGAATCGAAACTCCCCAAAATAAAACTAGCCAGCTATTGCAGACTATGCTCGACGTAATGGAATCCATTGAGCAGGTCGACGATGCTGGCTTTGTGCTTCGCATGAAGCTATTAAACAATATAGAGTTCCTAGTGGACCAACTAATGGAAGAATATGAACAAGGAAAACGATAAGGCAGAAGCAATTAAGAAACACTTCTACTCTACTAATATGACACGCGCAGATTTTGAGCGTGAAAACTGGGAGAATTACGGATACAAAGACATGTCTACCTTTCATCGCCAGATGACTAGATACGGGATATCTGTCCAAGATCGATCTGATTACTTCAAAAAGACTAGACCAATCGCGAAGATCGAATCATTCAACCTGGACGAGATCGATAGCTTTGGGATCGAGCCAGGGATCGGGAAAGAATACACCAGTGCGCGACTTCCTGAGCACTTAAAAAAGATCGGGATCCTATCTGATATTCACGTTCCTTTTCACTCCTTAGAAGCGCTTACCTGCGCGATTAAATATCTGAAAGAGCAAGAGATCGATTGCCTTTATTTGAACGGCGATACGTTCGACTTCTATTCAATATCCAGACACGAGAAGGAGAAAGATCTCAGAGACTTTCCGCGCGAAATCGAAATGGCTAGAAACTTTCTTCAAAAGCTTCGCGACATCTTCCCTTTGATTCCAATCTACTTCAAGGCAGGCAATCACGAGAATCGCTTCCAGCGCTATCTGTTTAGCCAGGCTGAAGAGTTCGCTGGCCTCCACGAATTGCAGTTCGATAAGTTCTTCCGTATGGATCACTTGAAAATCGAGTGGGTGGAAGACTGGCAAGGTATGGAAATGGGAGATCTATTAGTCTGCCATGGTCACGAGCTCATGGCTGGAGGGATGAATCCTTCGCAAACGACGTTCAATAAAACATTCTGTAATACTTTGATAGGTCACGTCCACAGAACGACGAGCACGATCAAGAAAAACGGCTTTAAAAAGTTCATTCATTCTTATTCGACTGGGTGTCTGACTCACTTATCTCCGAAATACTATCCTTTTGCGCAGCACAATCACGGTTTCGCCTTGGTAGAAATTGAAGAAGGCAAGGCAAAAGTTCAGAATATTATGATAAAAGACGGAAAAATTGTGTAGCTTTGTAATGTAATAAACCAAATTAATCTGTTGCAGCTGATTGATTTGGTTTAATCATAGAAATATGAGCCAACCTATCTGCTGCAACGGATAGGTTTTTTTTGTTAAATATGGAAATTTGGAAATGTATAACAGATTTTAATGGATTATATTCTGTAAGTAATTATGGTAATGTAAAAAACATGCAAGGGGAAATTTTGCCGACTTCAATTAGAGCTGGATATGTTTTAGTTTATCTAAAAGAAACTAAAAAAAATCACTTTGTTCATCGATTAGTAGCAAAACAATTTCTAAAAGATTTTGATAATGCTAAAATGGTTAATCACATTGATTTCAATAAAAGTAATAATCATTATTCAAATTTAGAAATGGTTACTAATAGAGAAAATCAATGTCATTTAGTTAAATCTAAAAACAAATTTATTGGGGTATGTTTTAATAAGAATAAGAAAAAATGGCAATCTCATATAATGATAAATGGTAAGCTGAAATATATAGGGATGTATAATGATCAAGAAGAAGCATATCAGGCAAGAGTAAATTTTGAGAAAGACAATGGTATTGTTAATAAATATATTTAGATTTGTAATGTAGATTAATTGTTTTCATAGTTGTTTTTCATTAGTCTTATAGGTTTAGATGACACTAATAAAGCCCCGGGATTATATCTCTGGGCTTTTTTGTGCTTGAAAATAATTTAAAAATAAATTTAAAATAATTTTTTAATACAAAAATAAGGTGTACCTTTGGCATATCGAAAGCAACAAAGCTCAGATAAATCATCTAATTTTATGAGAGAATTATTAAAAACAATCCCAGGATCTGAACTAGCCCAGGCTACTATCCTCACGCTGATCGTGATCGGCATCTTATCAATCATCACAATTATTTCAAACCTTTAATTTTTATTATCATGTCTACCAAAACTTCAATTATCGCCTCATCAAACGGAGGCTCAAACTACGAGCCGATCGCGGCAGGTACTTACGTTGCACGTTGCTATTCCATGATCCACATTGGAACGATCAAGGAATCCTACCAGGGAGAAGAAAAATTCATTAATAAGGTCCGCTTATCTTTTGAGCTTCCGACTGAGCTAAAAGTTTACAAGGAGGAGAACGGCGAACAGCCTGCTGTATTGTCCAAGGAGTTCACGCTTTCACTATCTGAGAAGTCAAACCTTCGCGCCTTCTTAAATTCCTGGAGAGGAAAGGCACTGACTGAGGATGAGTGCAAAGCATTCGACATCGCTGTCCTGGCTGGCAAACCTTGCACTCTATCTGTGATCCATAAGACGTCAAAGGTAAGCGGAAAGACTTACGCTGAGATCTCATCTATTGGAGCTGTCATGAAAGGAATGGAAGAGCCTCCTTTAATGAACCCTCAGATCGTCTTCTCTGTGACTAACTTTGATCAGGTAGCTTTTGATTCATTCCCTGATTTCATCAAGGAGAAGATCCAATCTTCGAACGAATACAAGGCGCTTGTAATTGGTGGCCCTAGTGAGTCAGAAGTATCTGAGCCTGCTACAATCGACGAAGACGATTTACCTTGGTAGTCATGTTCAAGCAAGGGGCAAGCTTCATGTTTAGAAATTCGATCGATTGGTCAGTGAGTTATTTGAAAGACTTCGAGACTAAGACTGACTTCGATCAGTGGATGGATGAACGACTAAAGGAAGGGCTGGTTTATATCGGGGAAAAATCCAAAGATATACCAGTCTATCCTCAAGTTTTAAGACTAGAATTTAAGTATCACTTAGGCGGTTATTCTACTGCAATAGAGCGATTCGAATCTAGTGAAGAATATACCAGGTATTGCGACTGGAAATTATCGCAAGGTTACAAAGTAATAGGCTCATCGCCTTACATGAAATTAAAAACAGATCAAGAAGATGGTACGAATTAAGAAAATGGATATTTACAAAGAAGTCGCAGAGCGCCTAAATGCTAAGGGGAAGCTTCCCTTTAGCGCCAGGGAGTGGAACACTGGCCTAGTCCAGCAGACAGTCTACGGGAAACTAAAATACCCGGAAGTAATGGAGGAGTTAAAATTAATCATGCAAGAATATGAAACAGCAGATATTTAAAGAAGGGGATAGAGTTTATTTCCATGTTTATGGATGGGGTAAAATATTTGATATTGATCTTAGTATAGGAGTAAAATTTGAAAGCTTAGAATCTTCTATATATTTTAATGAAGGATTTTTAAAAGCCCTATCCTTTACAGAATATACTCTTGAAGGATTTAGTCAAGAGAGGCCAGAAGAATTGCCTAAGAAAGGCCAGATAGTATGGGGAAGAGATGAAGATTACCAATCTTGGCATATATATCATTTTTCACACAAAACAGAAGAAGGTTTATATGCCTTATCTACTGATAATAAAAGGAGTGTGTATTATCTAAAACAAATGACAACTAAAAATCCATTTGAAAATGAAGAAACAGAAGCTTGATTTTAACGCCTGGATGGATCACATATCTAACCAGCTTCAGGAGGATTATCGTAAACTTTACTATTCATCTAAATTCAAACAAGATGCTAACATTCAAAGAGTATCACGATCGCAATCCAAGGATCTACGAAGAGTTCAAACGCTTCGCCTTTTTGCTGATCAATAACGGTCACAAAAAAATCGGAGCTAAGCAGATCTTTGAGCGGATCCGCTGGGAGTCAATGATTGAAAGAACTAATCGATACAAAGTGAACAATTCATATACGGCAGACTATGCCTATAAGTTCGAGAAAGACTTCCCTTACCTGGAAGGTATTTTCTTCCACAGAATTAGGAAAGTAAAAAATTAGTATCTTTGTAAACCGGGCCGGTCATGTAGGCTGGCCCACATCTAACCAATAAAATGACAAGAAAACAATTTGCAGTAAGTTTAGTGAAGCGTTTCCAGGAAGCGCACCCACAGATCAAGAAAAATAAAGAGGAGGCAATTGCTTCCGCAATCCTAGCGACAGAGATCGTCTTAGAGTCGATCGCTTTAGGAGATTTAGATATTAGCCACTGGGCAGATATAAGAGAGGATATCATAAATTTGTAAGCCATGACACCGAAAGAAAAAGCAGACGATATAATCAACTATATCAGCGATACTCATCTAAAGCAATACGGAAAGATTCAGATGAAATACGTCCTAGAAGAAGCCTTGGAAAACTCCAGGCTAATCATTAAAAATCGGATAATCGACGGACTAGATGTAACATACTGGCGCGAGGTAGTTAGTCACATAAAGGAAAGGCAATGACACTAGAGGACCAATGCTTTCACGCTGTCGTAAATGTGCGAATCGCACACGAACAGCAAACGATTTCGGACTATTCTAAGATTATGAAGTATTACAATTCAGAGGTCAAAGCTTTCGATCTGATCCTTGATAAGATCAGCGAAGCGGAGGCAGAGATCCAGCGATTAACGGAGCTGTTAAATTCTTAGAAATAATTTGTTATTTAAAAATTTTGTTTTAAATTTGAGAACAATAAGCCAAGAGGGTAGGAGTTCTTGGGTTATTTAAGGGTTTAAAAAACCGAAGCCAGATTTGCACTCCTACGCAGACTGGCTTTTTTTATTTTACAAAAATGGAAAAAGAATTAGATTATTCAGTAGATTTAGGATTTATGAATCCAAATTGGGATAAAGAAGAAGTTGAAATTGATAGAGAAACAACCGTTTTATATAATACAAAAAGGTATTGGTATTTATTTTTTTGCACAATTACAAAAAGAGGTATTAATCAATATGGAAGAGTTGTTCTACAAGATGCTACTGAATATCTTATAAGCAGAGGTTTAATGGACAATAATTTTAATCAAATTAAATACTTCGAAGAAGAATAGTATGGCAGCATTTAGAAAAATATCGGTCACTTTCTGGAGCGATTCCTTCATCGGGGATCTAACTCCAGAGCAGAAATATTTTTACTTGTATTTGATGACCAATGACAAGACAACTCAGTGCGGAATTTACGAGACATCGATCAGAAAAATCTGCTTCGATACTGGGTACAACTCCGAGACGGTCCTTAAATTATTAGATTTCTTCCAGGAGAAAAACAAAATCAGATTCTCAAAAGAGACGAATGAAATCGCCCTTTTGAACTGGGTTAAGTTCAATGACTCAAATTCTCCTAAAGTTTTGTCATGTGTTGAAAAAGAGCTAAAGAACGTCAAGAATAGAGTATTGATACAGTATCTATACAGTATGGATACTGAATCGCAAGAAGAAGAAGAAGAAGAAGAAGAAGAAGAATATAAAAGCGATGAGTTTGAAATCTTCTGGAATTCTTACGGAAAGAAAGTCGATCGTGTTAAATGCGAAAAGGCTTGGAAGAAATTAAAGAAGCAAGAGATCGAGAAAATCCTGGAGACTATAAATCGATACGTCGGAGCTAATCCAGATATTCAATATCGAAAGAATCCACTTACATATCTGAATGGGAAGTGCTTCAACGATGAGCTTCCAGGATTAGGAAGAAATCAAAATAATCATTTACCTTTGAATGACAAACCTATAATAAATCAAGAATGGCTTTAAAACTAAACCTTAGCGATCTACACCTTGAGAAGGACATTATCTCTCACTTACTAAGCTATCCTCACTTATTTTCTGAGGCTGACAAAATAATCAACGCTGAATCGTTTACTGACACTTTATTTAAGGCGTCATATTTGGCGTTTAAGGAACTATCGCTAGAAGATAAGAGGATCACTAGAGCCGACGTATTTCGTGTCCTTAAAAGCAAAGAAAAGGAGAAAGGAATTTCTTCTGAGCTGGTCCTGAAACTAATGCCAGACCGAGTGATCAACTTGGAAGACTCCTGCTATCTGCTAAAAGAGACAGAAGGAAAGAGAAGATTTCACGATCTTGCCTTCAAGATCCAGGCAGCGATCCTAGATAACAAGGAAGTCTCAGACTTACAGACGATCATCGAGAAAGAGATGGACTCACTAGAGCGATCTATCGAATCGACAGAGGTGTTCGACATCGCTAATCTTTATGACGATGTAATCAATCGCCTAGAGGCAAACGCTGGCAAGATAAAATTCTCAGGGATCGACACTGGATCGCGTGAACTCAACTACATCCTTGGAGGATTCCAGGAAGGAATGACGGTCATCGCTGGGCGTCCAGGTATGGGAAAGACAGTCGCTGGATTGCAACACGCTAAGAGCGCTGCGAAATCTGGTAAACGAGTTCTATTCCTTTCGC